GGGATGCACGATGGATTATAAACAGCTCATTAAAAATATGATCGATGAAATTAACAATGAAATCTTTTTAAAAAAGATATATTCATTTGTTAAAGTGTTCTTCGAGATCTGACGGGCGGGAGTAGCTTATGGCTGCTCCCTTTCTTTATATTTTTTTGCCATCGCCCGAGCAATCTTACGAAGTGCTTCTTTTGACGTATCATCGAGTTCCATGTAGACCTCTATCAAATCCTTTATAAAAGTATCATCGCCTTTTGAAATCTGAGCGAGATATCTTTCAAGCTTATCTCCTGCGGGAAGGTACATTGGTTCGTTCCCGTTCCTCAGCCAATCCTCATTTACTCCAAACTCTCGGCATATCGAAGTAATTGCTGCATCAATAGGAGTGCTTCGCCCCATTTCATAGGTAGCAACAGTATTTCGTTTAACTCCAAGCTTTTTGGCAAATTGTTCTTGCGTCAATCCAGCGTCTTTCCGAATTTTCTTTATTCTATCGTTCACCTTTACACCTCCTTCCTGCTTCGTTTTAATCATATCACACTTAAAAATTAAAATCAACATGAATGTTGAAGAAATCAACAAATTAACCCTTGACAAACGTTTTAGCTAGACTTATAATTGTTTTAGAATCAACAAGTGAGGTGATGAAAATGGACGCTATCAAAGATGTAATAACAGCGGATGAACAGGAAGAAATCAAGGAATTTGTTTCCATTCTCCTGCTTCTTCCAAAGGAAGATCGGGCAGTGCTGCTTTCTAACGCGAACGCTTTCCGGGTTCGCAGAGACTTAGAAAAAGCAGTAAGCGGCGAAGAGGGGAGGTGAGAAAGCGAATGATGAACGCAGTGGAATTTAATAAAGCCGTCAGCAAGCACTGCAAAGATATGTCTGGGGATTGCTGCAAATGCGACTTACGGCTTTATTGTTACCTATCTCCAAGCGAGAGATGTGATGAGCTTGTTAGTTTGGTTATTGACTTTTTGCATAACTGCACGGAAAACCAAACTCCGTATTCCCATCACAGTGCGGCTTCTTATCCTTGTATTCATGATATGGACATGAGCAACGCACTAGGCGCTTCTTGCCATCAACAATCTCGTAATCCTCAAGAATAGTTACATTTTTGTTGATTTTATGGCAATGATAGAGTCTCGATGACAATTCCAACGCCTGCACACTCCTTTCTGTGTACTCGGATCTGGCAGGATCCTGTGAGTACAGTATAGGACGGAGATAAGCAGGAAACAAGAGACAGGAGGTGTGGATATTAACGAAAGAGAAGATAGCTTTGCTGTAGAGGTTATCGGAGAAGCAAAGCGGGATGCAAAGAAATGGCGCATAGCGTGGGGAATCACGATGGCGGCGCTGATTTTATCAAATTTATATTGGATATGGAGGTAAGAGAGATGCCGAAAGTAAAGACACTTGGGATGTACGCAGACCGCAAAGAAGCTGTGCGGCGGGTTATCAACATTGGATTAGCCCGCAGCGGACTGACCGGGATAGACCTTGATCGCCGGAATATCATAAACAGATACACCCTCGTAAAGCGAAAAGCAGAGGGCGAAACAATCCGGTTGGGAGAGATCTGGGCGCTTGACAGAGTGTTACATTTTACAGATGACGAGATTTTACAGATGTTCGGGAGAGGAGAGTAAGGTGGACAAGCTATGGAAGATTTAATGCTCGGAATTGGGACAAACTGCATGACAGCGGCAGTGATCCTGTGGGAGACAACAGATCTGCAGTGGTTCCCGGCGACGCTGGCAATTACCGCAGCAGTAGCGTTTCTGATCTGCGCGCGGGAGCTGGTAAAAAAAAATGATGCAGAGCCTGTCCGCCAAGATCACAGCTCTGCATCGAAAGGGGTTATATAAAATAAACCTTTCTTAATTATAAACAGAAAATGGAGGAAATGCAATGGATACAGAAAAAAATATGGTTACAGTGCCGCTGGAACGGTATGAACAACTGATCGCAACCGAAGCAAGGATGCGTGTGTTGACTATCTTCACACAGAAAGAAGTCGTATATATCTCGCGGGAAGTGGTTGCAAAGATTCTGGGAATTGATCTGGATGCCGGAGCGGCTTCAACTCCGCCGACGGAGGAATAAGACATGTATATCGGTATCGGACCCGAACAGGGCAAAAAGGTAAACACATTGGATGCACTTGGCTATGCAGCAGAGCGCATTGTGGGGGATAAAGAAACAGCGGAGCAGTTCATACGGGATTTTCTACCGATCTTCGGTGTGAATATCAGTCAAGATAAATTTTCTGAGATCGTAGGAAGTCTGGAAGAATGGTTTTATTCAGGGAACTGGAGGATAAGCAGAAATGGCGAATGAAGTAGTAAAGAGCTTTTCAGAAAAGCTTACGGACAAGCTGATACAAGTTGAGGATGCACTCCCGACGGATTTTAATCGACAGAGATTTGTCCAAAATTGCCTTGCAGTGATGAATGAGAAGCCAGAACTTGCAAGAGTAAATCCGGCTGAGTTGCAGCTTGGGCTGCTGAAAGGTGCGTACCTGGGGTTGGATTTTTTCCGGAAAGAATGTTACCTGATTCCATACGGAAACAGCGTGAATTTCCAGACAGATTACAAAGGCGAAGTAAAATTCGTAAAGCGGTACAGCATCCGACCAATTCAGGACGTTTATGCACGAGTTGTACGGGACGGGGATTCTTTTTCAGAAATAATCGAACACGGAAAACCGAGCATTGATTTCAAACCGCTGCCGTTTAATACTGGCGAAATCGTAGGTGTTTTTGCAGTAGTGCTGTATAAAGATGGAGGGCTGGATTACGAGATTATGTCGAAGGACGATGTAAACAATGTTCGGGCGAATTACAGCAAAGCGACACAGTCGAAAGCTTGGAAATGCAGTTGGGATGAAATGGCAAAGAAAACAGTCCTGCGGCGGTTATGTAAGCACATTGATACAGACTTTGAAAGCGTTGAAGCTGAAAAGGCATGGGAAGATGGAAGCCTGATGGATGTGAATACAGCGACAGCGCCGAAGAGTGATGAGCTTGTAGACGCTTTTGCGGCGGATGGGTCGGATGATCTGGAGTTTCGTGTGACAGACAGCGAGGTGCAACATGAGTGATTTTGTGTTGACGCCAGAAAACTATTACAGCAAGGATGCAGACATTGCGTATATGTCCGTGCATCAGTACCTTGATTTCTGTGGACATATGGGAATCGTCGGATGCGAAGCACATGCGATGGCAAAGTTGAAAGGCGAGTGGAACGACCCGACAACAGATGCGATGCTGGTTGGCAGCTACGTTGACAGCTTTTTCGAGGGAACACAGGGTCAGTTCATTGAAGAACATCCGGAGATATTCACACGTGGTAAGGAACGGCGGTTGCTTGCAAAGTACAGACAGGCGGATGTGATGATCCAGCGATGCCTTTCCGATCCACTTTTCATGAAAACGATGAGCGGGGAAAAGCAGGTAATTATGACGGGGCACTTGCTCGGCTGCGATTGGAAGATCAAGATGGATAGTTACATCGCAGGAGAAGCAATCGTTGACCTGAAAACTTCCGCAAACATTCATAAGATGTGGAAAGTGCAAGATTATGGGTATGCGTCATTTATTGAATACTGGGGTTATACAATCCAGCTTGCCGTATACCAGAAGATCGTTGAGATCAACACAGGGAAGAAGCTGCCTTGTTACATATCAGCTGTCACGAAAGAGGACAGCCCGGAAATCAAAGTGATCTATATCGATCAGATGAGCCTTGATCACGCGCTGAACGAAGTGGCGATGAATTTACCAACGGTCCTTGCGGTAAAGAACGGAGAAGCCGAACCGATGCGCTGCGGGATGTGTGATTACTGTAAAAAGACGGAAGTGCTTTTGAAGCCGATCCGCATGGAAGATTTGATTCTGGGGGAATGATATGAAATCTACACTGACAGATGAGCGATTTTCCGGATATTGCGTTTTTTGCGGAAAACCATGCAATACAGAGCATCACTTGATCTTTGGACGCGGTATCCGGCAGTTGGCAGAGGAAGATGGGTTGAAAGTAACCGCTTGTAATGAATGCCATGTAACAGGGAAAAAAGAAACGCGGATACATGACAATCCGATGGCTGAAAAACTATCAAAGATGCTTGGACAGATGGCATATGAGCGTGATCGGTGCGCCGATGGGATGAGCAAGTCGGATGCGCGGAAATCGTTCCGAATGCGGTACGGGAGGTCGTTTTTATGAGAAAGGAATTTACGATCAGAGGACGATTTTTCGGAGACAGGACATTCCCGAGTTTAAACAATTACCTGACTGAAATCGGGAAAAATCCGAAAGCAGGCGGGCGGTTGAAAAGACAGTATGTAATGATTGCTGCAAATGCGATCCGACGGGATTTAAAGCGATGGAAAACGTCAGAGCCGGTTATCTTGCACTATACGTTCGCAGAGCCGAAGAAAGGCATCAAGCGGGACCGGGGGAATATCTTTGGTCTTGCAGACAAATTTATCGAGGACGCTCTTCGAGATTGCGGAGTGATTCCAGACGATAACCCAAAATACGTTCTGAATTTTACGCATGACTTTATTTACACGGACGGGGAACCATACATCCGCGTTGAAATAGAGGAAATCAGGGTTGCAACACCCGGCGGAAGCTAAAAGAAACTACTGATTCGGGGCTTGTTGGGGAGTATATCACGGGCATGACGGGTGCCTCCTGTTACCCCAGCGCCGGGGGCAAGCGGCGCATCCCTAACTGGAGAAAGATCATGAATATTTTAGATTACATCCCGACCGGGCATAAAAATGCTGTTTCCAGACGTTGGCTGCAGACGGTGACACGTTTAAACGACCGGAAGATCAGGGACATGATATCTGCGGTAAATACCGGCGGTGAAGACAATGAGCTGATTATAAACCTGCAGGACGGCAAGGGATACTTCCGACCCGCGCCTGGCGAAGATAGGCTTGTCGGTGCCTGGAAAGCTATGGAAAGTTCCAGACGCAAATCGGTAAATGCAAATGTCGAAGCTGCGCAGCGGTATTTGAACCGGAATAAGAAACCATGTAAGAAACCGGAAAACGAACTGGAAAAGAACCAGATCACAATGGATGAATGGCTTGCGAGCCTGAATGGAGGCGGATAAGATGCCAAACAGGATTTTAAAAGAATCTATCTGCCGATCAGATACGATTGACCAATTAACCTGGTTTGAAGAAGTCCTGTTCTATCGCTTAATCGTAAGTTGCGACGATTATGGGAGATTTGACGGAAGGCCTGCGGTTATCCGCGGGACATGCTTTCCGCTTAAAGATATTACATGCAAGAGCATCGCTGATGCCCTGCAGAAGTTAACGTCTGTAGGCTTGGTCCGAGAATATTATGTTCAAGGAAGACCGTACCTGCAAATGATAACTTGGGGAGATCACCAGCAAGTGCGTGCAAAAAAAAGTAAATATCCAGCGGAAGATAGCAACTGTGAAAATCTGATATCATCTGATATCAATTGTAATCAAATGATATCAAGTGATTGCAATAGTTCTCGTAATCCAATCCAATCCGAATACGAATCCAAAACAATATCGCGCGAAGAACCAGAGCGGTTTGAGGACTTTGTCGCAGCGTACCCGAAAGCAGGAGCAGACCTGCCGGGAGTGGCTGTGGAATACTTAAATACACTTCGGATGGGTGTAAACGCTGACGAACTTGTACAGGCAGCCAGAAATTACGCCGAAGCCTGCCAGATACGCGGGACGCAGCCACAATATGTGCTGAACGCCGAAAATTTTCTGCGAAAGCTGAAATTTGACGAGTATCTGCCAGAGAAGTACAAGAAGCCGAAACCGCCAAAGCGGCAACATACCAGCGTTGACCAGTATAACCAATTTATGAAACACGACTACGACATGGACAGCCTGGAAGCTGCCCTGCTGGGAAAGTGAGGCGGGTATGAGAGCAACAAAGGATTGTGCCTATCCGATCTGTGAGACCTGCCAGCATCCAGACTGCATCATGTCTGGCACGGATATAAGGGCGCTGTTAAAGCGTCGGCAGCGGCAGGCAGACCCGGAAGCATACAGGCAGAAGCAGCGGGACTACAGAAGCAGGCTAAAAGCAACGCTGCCGCACTGCGATGGCTGCGAATCCTGCGTACTGGTCCGTAAGGAGAAACAGGACGGATACCGGAGGCTGTGCATCGCAGAGATGCGCCTGATTGAGCAGAAGGTAGCGAACAGCCCACAGTGGTGTAGGAAGAGAGGAAAGCGGAATGGGACGAAAGATAATCTTGTACGACCTGTACAAGAACGATGAGTACCAGGGACGGTACAAGGCAAAAGAGCTTATGTATTTGCTGGGCATGTCACGCGAGACAATAGCCAGCCGCGTATATCACGGGGTAAAAACAAAGGACGGCTACGAGATCTTGAGAGCGGAGCCGGACGGATGGGCAGAGAGCTGGGAGCGGGCATGTGCGCCGCTCAGGAGAAAATAACGTGATGAACATGATGGAGGTAAGAAGCTGATGAGAGCATTCTTTGGGGCATTCTTTGGGGCGGTTATCGCGATCGGCATTGCGGCGGTTGCTGGTGGCTTGTTTTGCGCAGTGTACACCGTAGGGGAGTACATCGTAGAAACAGAATATGAAAAGCGATACGGAGCACAAAACTGGGAAGAAAAGCGGAGAGAACGTAAAAAAAGGGCTATGAAAGAGTTAAAGTGCATGCTAAAGCTTATTGCATACATAGCAATATTTTCAGCTGCGGTACTGTTTGGAAATTTTGTTGCAGAATTGCTTGCAGCATTGGTCTTATAGGGAATGGAAGGAAAATAATGATGGCAATATGGATTAAAACGCCGCCGGACGCCGAACCGGTATGGATGGCGGCAGATAACCGGATCAGGGAGCTGGCGCTCTCGATCGAACGGTGCGCCGGTGTTGCACCGGATGCGGATGGGCTTCGGCAAATCCGGGAGTGGGCAACAGAGATTGTTTGCCAGTGCGACATGGTGGAGCGTGTTCAGGGACAGGCAGAACCGGCGTGGAAGAGTGAGCTGCAGGATGCGTTCCTGCGAGGCAGCAGATTATAAAATCGAAAGGAAATTTTATGGAAACATACAAGGGATTTAATAAAGACATGACCGCAAAAAATGGCTATCAGTATGAAGAAGGAAAGGAATACGAAGAGGAAAAGGCAGTTGCCTGTGAATGTGGCTTTCATGCATGTGAATATCCACTGGACTGTTTTGAATATTACAGCCCGGCAAATAGCGTTTACCATATCGTAGAGCAAAGCGGAGAGCTTAGTAAAAATAGCAGTGATACAAAGGTTGCGTCCACAAAGATTAAGATCGGCGCAGAGATTTCGATTGCTGGACTCGTTAAAGCGGCAATCGAATATACAAAAGAGAGAACAAAACCAGAATGTGACGCAACGGGTAAATGCGGCGCATCCTCCGCAACGGGTAAATGCGGCGCATCCTCCGCAACGGGAGACCGCGGAGCATCCTCCGCAACGGGATACCGCGGAGCATCCTCCGCAACGGGATACCGCGGAGCATCCTCCGCAACGGGAGACCGCGGAGCATCCTCCGCAACGGGAGACTACGGAGCATCCTCCGCAACGGGAGACTACGGAGCATCCTCCGCAACGGGTAAATGCGGCGCATCCTCCGCAACGGGCCTCTACGGGAGTGCAATCGCGGGAGACCCAGAAAGTATTGCGATAGCTTGGGGATACAAAGGAAAAGCCAAAGGCGTTATTGGTTCGCACCTTGTTCTTGCGAATTGGGAAGGAAACGAAAATAATTTCTGGACACAGGAAGAATGGTCTTTAAAAGGCGCAAAGATGGTGCGCGTAGACGGGGAAAAAATTAAAGCTGACACATGGTACAGGATGGAAAAAGGGGAAGTCGTGGAAGTCGTGGAAGTCGTGGAAGCCGTGGAAGTAGAGGAAGAGTGAATGCACGACTCATCTTTGAGAATGGGAAGAAATTGTACCCAAAGATGCAGAAAATTAGCATTTAGAGGAGTAGCGTAATGGGAAAAGAAGAGGAAGCAATATATTTGATTCGCATGGCAGCAGACATGTCGAAACGATATTATGGGAAACCATTTGTATGCACATATAGCGGTGGAAAAGATTCGGACGTCGTCTTGGAGCTATGCAAGCGAGCAGGCGTACCGTTTGTGGTACAGCACAGCATCACCACAGTTGACGCGCCACAGACGATGCAGCATATCCGAAAGGTATTTGACCAGTGCAAAAAAGAGGGAATACATTGCGAGTATACACAGCCGACTTACAAAGGGAAGCGGGTAAATATGTGGCCGTTAATCCCAATTAAAGGTATGCCTCCCACAAGAATGGTGAGGTATTGTTGTGAGGTTTTGAAAGAGCAAAATGCAGAAAATCGTGTTATAACGACCGGAGTAAGGTGGGCAGAAAGCAGGAAGCGTGCAACACGAAACGAAGTGGAAACTATTACAAAGAAGGCAAGTGATAGCATAAAAACAGATAGAGTCATGCTGGCGAATGACAACGATGCAAGCAGAGATATAATCGACCACTGTCGTCAGAAAGGGAAGGTGGCTGTAAATCCTATTATATCGTGGTCAGATTCCGATGTGTGGGATTTTATAAGGGGGAACGGAATAGAATATAACCATTTATATGATTGTGGTTATCATCGTGTAGGATGTGTTGGTTGTCCGATGGCGGGGAAGGGACGCTGGAAAGAGTTCGCAGATTTCCCGGGGTTCAAGAAAAAGTATATCAAAGCCTTTTCGGAAATGCTTGATAAGATGAGAGCATCTGGGAAAAATCCAAAACGGAAGACTGGCGAAGAGGTATTCCGGTGGTGGATGGAAGATGACAATGTAGCAGGGCAGATGAGCTTTGAGGATTTCCCGGAGATGTTGCCGTAAACGTTAGAGTTTGTTACCGACGATGAGTCTGGACAGATGCGTTTTGCATAATAATTGGAGTAAAGGAATGTATAAAAACGCAGAGGGCTACCGCGATGAAACAGCCTGCCGGGCAATCATCGCGGTAGCAAGAGAAGAGAGAATAAAGCGCAGGAAGCTGCAGGAGGACAAGAATATGGGAACAGAAAATAAAACCGGAGAGGTTTGGAGAACACGAACTGTCACAGGGACAGAGAAGATTGTGCTGGTGGTAGCAGACCACGGGGCAATGGCGTATGTAATTCACTTGGCGGAAGAAGGTGTACACACAGACATCGAGGTAAATTGCGAGGGGCTGCGGTATGGCTCCAGCGATCGAATGTATTATGTGCCATCCAGAAGTTTTGAGGAATACCTCCGTACAGTAACAGATGAGCAGCTGGCAGATGTGAAAAGCAAGCTTGCGGCGGCGATCGGGATTGAACCGCAGATCGTAGAAAAGGATGTAGTCCAGAAAGTGCCTGTGGAAGCTCCGGGCGTTGCAATTCCCGCAGAGCTTCAGAAGAGGTGTAATGCGGAGGTGCAGGAGCTGATGATCCGTGCGGAAAGAGCAGAAGCACTGCTGGAAGAGTACAGAGAGCTGTATAAAAACGTAATCGAAAAAATCTGACCTTATTAAGGTGGGATAAGAAAATGGACAAAAAGGATATTTTAGGAATATTGGGCAGAATAGCGGCTGCGGCTTGGCTGATACTATTTATTCTGGCGTTTAGTAATGGACCGCTCCAGCAGAATGGGAGATGTGTTAATACTCTCAGGCTTTGCTGGGTGTTGCCCATGATTTTTTTCACGATTAGTGATTAGCCAGATGTATTTTGCAAAGGCGAAAATGATCATTTAAATGAAGGGAAAGAGCTATGAAAAATTGGAAATTACCATTGATTATCGTAGGAACAGTAGTGGCAGTAGTTTTGTCGTGTGTGTTTGGAGTGCAGGCAGCACAGAACCGGGCAATTAGTCTAGAGGAATCGGTCTATACCGCTGAATCTGACATTAAAGTGCAGGAGAAACGCAGGGTTGACTTGGTTTATAATCTGGCAGACTGTGTGAAACAGTACGATAGGCACGAATCAGAAACATTGACTGGACTTGCAGATGGAATGAGCGAAGGGAACAGTGTAGAAGATGTAAATACTGTGATTGCGGCAGTTACATATGCTTATCCAGAACTGAAAAGTAATGAGAATTATAAGCAGCTCATGAATGAATTGTCTATTACCGAAAACATGCTTGCCCAGTACCGGGAAAATTACAATAAATCCGTAACAGCTTATAACAGGTATGTAAAGAAGTTTCCAGCAAGAATCTTCCTCGACTGGACAGGCTATGAGGTTTTGAAATTTCAGCGGCTGAATTATCAAGCACCTGTTGACGCACCTCAGGATTTATTTGGGGAATAACATATGAAAATAACCAGGCGTGAAATCATAATCAGCGTTGAAATAGCAGCAGTCATGCTGATAATCGGCTCCTTTATATCCGGGGGAATAACCGATATGCAGAATGATAAAAACGCTGAATATCAAAAGGCCGTACATATTGATACGCCGGAGTTGTTCCGGTATGGAATGGATACCAATGTAGGGAATGCTTTTGTATATGGAGATTTACAGGCAATCGATACAGTGACCTTCGATGAAGTTGGAGGGAAATATCTCTGTATAGAAAAAGTGGAGGAACGATATGAACGGCATGAAAGAGAAGTTACGGTAACTGATTCAAAAGGTATAAAACACACTAAGACAGAAGTGTATTACGAATGGGAAACAGAGGATTCGGAAGTAAGGCATTCGGAAAATATTCGATTTTGTGGTATTGAATTTCCATATGAGAAAATCCCGTATTCTCTGGACAATCACATAGAGACAATAGAATCTGGGAGAGAATATAGTTGGAAGTCTGGGGAATTTGTAAAGGTACGGTTCCAATATTACGGGACATCCCCTAAGCATACAGGGACCATATATACCAAATTATCGGACGGGACGATTTCAAATAATTCCAGATTTTTCCGTGGATATACCATTGAGCAAGCATTAGACAGCTGTACGCATAGTGTTGCGAATGGAATGTTCTGGGCTTTATGGATAGCTCTGACTGCAGGTGTTGTAACTGAATTTTGCTATTTGGATAATAGGTGGTTAGAAGATTAAATTAACGAAACAGAGGGGAAGCCGCAGAATTACACCTAACCGGTCAGATCCGGCGCGCCAGCTTGTGTGCTGGTTCCCTCTGTCTACACAGATAAATCCTGCGGGACTGGGATAGGGTAACAAAAAAATAAAGCAAAAAGAAAGAAGGTGGGGAATGTGGGAACAAGGGACACATACTTTAATGGTTACGGTCTGACATACAATGAGGTAAAAAAAATAGAAGACAAGTGCAAAAACGCAAAGGGTAGGGAATTGGAACTGCTGCTTCTGGCTGCGGAAAGCGCATATGCAGAGTTGGCGCAATATCTGTTTTTTAGCCTGACATCAGGGCTGGGGTATGACAACATCTCAAAGATATGCAACATCCCTATCGGGAGGAAAGATTTTTATGGGTATCGCAGGAAAACGATATATCTATACAACAGCTATATGATACTGGAAGGACATGCAATTGTGTAAAAGGGGTACGCGGATCAGGAAACGAGAATGGTAAAATAGAATAATAACTGTATGGGGTATGATATGAATTGTAATGCTGTCATGAAAAAGCTTCAGCGCGCCATACTGTCCACGGGGCTCGTAATCAAAATTTCTACCAGCCAATTTTACAGCGAAGAGCAGGACAGGATGATAACGATGTGGATCTTAACAACACCTACACTTCAAAACGGGCGGAACGGATGGAGGATGAGGGACTACGAGATCTTACGGACGGCGAGCGCGATTGAGGTGGTGAAATGTTTGACAGATATATGGGAGCAATCGAAGGGACGGTGAAAAAATGCTAACACCGAAGCAAAAGGCGTTTGCGGATTATTATATAGAGTGCGGGAATGCGACAGAGGCGGCGAAGCGGGCAGGGTATAAGGAGAAAGCGGCATACGCCACAGGCTCCGAAAACCTGAGAAAGCCTCAGATAATTGAATACATCGAAGAACGGCAGAAACAGATTGAGGACAGCCGTATCGCCTCTGCTGCGGAAGTAATGCGGTATTTTACGTCTGTAATGCGAGGCGAGGTGAAAGACCAGTTCGGACTTGACGCACCGCTGGCGGAGAGAACAAAGGCCGCTGTTGAATTGGCAAAGCGAAAGGTTGATGTGGCACAGAACACAGATACCGGCGGAATCGTTATTGTGAATAACATACCGAGGCCGGGGAAGGAATAGTGAATGTTAAGGGAGATTTTGGAAGAGTTATTAAACAAATACCGGGTTGTAAAAACAGACGAAGACCTTGAATGGAATAGAGCGGTGGATATGTGCCGCAATATCATCGAAAAGCACATAAATGATGGCAAGGGCACAAATGTACCTACCAAAGACGGATGTATTTCGGTGGAAGAGCGGCTGCCTAAGGAACATTTGACAATGTTAAAAAATTGTCCGTTTTGCGGGGGAAAAGCAGTTGTACATATCAACGAAGGGGTAAGGGTTGTGTGCAGAGAGTGCGGCGCAACGTCGAAGTGCTTAGTTGATGGCTATTCCAAAGGAAAACCGAATGGAAGCGCTTTAGAGACTGTGATAAAAGCATGGAACAGACGAATACAGTAAACCTTACTGACATCATAGCTCCGGCGTTTTACCCTGCCCACTGGGACATCCTGGACGGGAAGCATACATACTACGACCTGTACGGCGGGCGAGGTTCAACCAAGTCCTCGTTCATATCCGTTGAGATAGTCTTGGGGATGATGCAGGACGCAAAGGATGGAGTTTTTAGCAATGCGGTAGTGTTCCGAAAGGTGGGAAACACACTCCGGGAATCCGTCTTTGAACAGATTGCGTGGGCGATTGACGCGCTGGGAGCCAATGACCTGTGGGCATCCAGCGTCAGCCCCATGCAGTATGTGTATAAGCCTACCGGGCAGAAGATCATTTTCCGGGGGCTGGACAAGGCAAAGAAAACGAAGTCAATTAAGACGAGCCGAGGGTATTTTAAGTATCTCTGGTTCGAGGAACTTGACGAGTTCGCCGGGATTGAAGAAATCCGTACAGTACAGCAGTCTGTTCTCCGTGGCGGGAGCAAGTTTGTGGTGTTCAAGTCCTTTAACCCACCCATCAGCCGGAGTAACTGGGCGAATGTGTATGTCAGCGAGCCGAGAGATGACAGTTATCGGCATAAGAGCGATTATACAAGCGTTCCTGCTGACTGGCTGGGCGATCAGTTTATAGCCGACGCAGAGCATCTAAAAGCCACGAATGAGCGGGCATATCGGCACGAGTACCTGGGCGAGCCTGTGGGACTGGGAACCAATATCTTCGACATGCTGGAGATCCGCACGATAACCGACGATGAGATCCAGACATACCAGTCAATTTATCAAGGTCAAGACTTCGGATGGTATCCGGACCCGAAAGCATTTATCCGTGCGGCATATGTCCCGAATAAGGAGAAAATTGTACTGCTGGATGAGCTGGGCGGGTGCAAGATCAGAAACGCAGATATGGCGCAGATGATAAAGGACAAAGGGTACGAAGATTATGCGCTGATGTGCGGCGTGGATGAACAGGAGAGCATTGTGGATCTTCGGGACGCTGGGATCCCTGCCAGAAACGCCATCGTAACACCAGGAAGCCGGAAGTATACCTTTGAATGGCTGCAGTGTCGAACAATTGTCATTGACCCCGCTAGAACCCCGCGGGCGTACAAGGAAATTACAGAATATGAGCATGAGGTAGATGGAAATGGGGAGGTAATAGCAGATTACCCAGATGGTAACGATCATTGGATAGACGCCCTGCGGTATGCTATATCTCCTATGGCGATGAGAAGAGGGCATAGCGCATAATGGGTTTAATAGCAACTGTTAAAAGGTGGATAGGTATGATATTTAAAAAGCAGGCTGAGAAAGATTTCAGGGTAAAGGATACCACGTCTGCGCAGATGATGGCAAAGGTTGTAGAGTGTGCCAACATCTACCGTGGTGCGCCGTACTGGTTAGACGCAGATAATCGGATAAAGACTATCAATTCTGCAAAGGCGGTATGCTCCGAGACGGCGCGGCTCGTCACGCTGGGGATTAAAATCCAGGTTGACGGCGGCGCACGCGGGGCGTGGTTGCAGGAGCAGATTGATAAAGCCTATTATAGCATGCGTCATTGGGTAGAGTATGGCTGTGCTTATGGCACGATCATTGTAAAGCCTAATGGCAGCGGGCTTGATATATTTACCCCTCTGAACTTTTTCGTGACGGAGCAGGACGATAACTGGAATATAACGGGCGTTGTGTTTAAAGACAGCTATGCGGCTAACGAAAAGTTTTATACACGCTTGGAGTATCATAGGTTTGTCGAGACGAGGACGGAGGCGGGCGTGATATACCCGTATGTGATATCCAACAGGGCATATGTATCAAAGAGCAGCGAATCCCTCGGCGATCCTATCCCGCTGGAGCAGACAAAGTGGGCTGATCTGCTGGAGGAAACGCCGCCGATTCTCAAGGGCGGGAACGAAAGACTTGATTCCCCCATGTACGGAGTGTTCCGCACCCCTGCTGCCAACAACGTAGACCTTTCCTCTCCGCTGGGAATGCCGATATACGCAGAAGCCATCGAAGAAATGAAAGACCTGGACATCGCATACAGCCGGAACGCCGGTGAGATATATGACAGCGAGAAGATCATCCTTGCAGATGACAGGCTGATGTTTGACAGCGGGACGAACCTTAACGGGCGCATCCCAGACGTTAAGCTGCCGCACTATGTAAAAAACGTGTTCGGCAACAGCCCGGAAGAGTTTTATCAGGAGATTTCACCGCAGCTTAACACAGCCACACGCCTGGACGGAATCAATGCTCTCCTGTCCCAGATAGGGTATAAATGCGGGTTCTCTAACGGCTATTTTGTTTTTAACGAAGCGAGCGGCATCCAGACAGCGACGGGCGTGGAAGCGGAGCAGCAGCGAACCATCCAGTTTATTAAAGACGTGCGGGACAAGTTGGAGAGTTGTCTGAATGATGCTATATATGCCATGTCGGTGTATGCAGATCTGTACGCGCTTGCCCCTGTCGGGGTTTATGAAGTGGTATACGACTTCGGGGACATCACTTACAACCGCGAAGAGGACAGGGCACGCTGGTGGAGCTATGTTGTGCAGGGCAAGGTACCCGCGTGGATGTATTTCGTAAAATTTGAGGGCATGACAGAGGACGATGCGAAGGCAATGGTGACGGAAGCGCAGCCGAAGGAAACGGGGCTGTTCGGGGAGGAATAAGATGGAGCCGATAACCAGGGAAGAGTATTATCTTGCAAAGATTGCAGGGACATATGAGGGCAAAACGCCCGCGCCCGTGACTATTGAAGAATATTATCTTGCTACTATGGCGGGGGATTATTCCGGCAATACCCCGCAGCCCGTCACGAGAATGCAGTATTACATGGCAAAGGTAGCAGGAGTATGGGGCGGGAGCATCCCTGCGCCCGTGACACGATTAGAATACTACTGGGCGGCGATTGCCAACGGAGAGGGGACAGTCTTTCCACCTGTGACACGAGAGGAGCATTTCTTGGTGTTGGTAGCCGATGCGTACAGCGTTGTGCTCACAGTCGTTACCGGCAACCCCGCCCTCTTGGAAAATTCAAAGGGGAATCGTGGGCTGGAATCCCTTACCCTATACGGCAAATCAACGCAGATGAACACGACTGGGGCACAGTTATTACCGTTTGAGGTAGGGAAAAAGGGCATAAATTTTGAGGTATTTGAAGATGGGATAGCGCTATCCTGCAAAAAAGAAACCGATATCTATGCAGTTGGACGACCAGGCTATGCGTTTGAAAGTGCATATGACGATTTCCCGTTATTAGCACCGGGAGAATATTATATTTATTCAGGCACACAGGATGTATATCTGTATGTCGTTGTATGGAGAAAAGGGGAAAATGTTGTATTGGGGTATTCCGTTGGAACAGATGCGAAACAAATAGAAATAATGGATGGAGATAAATTCCGAATATTTCTTCGGACTGCGGCAGCCTTCAAGGGCAAGGTCAAGGCGATGATAACCAGAACCCCCATGAATGCTACTTCCTACGAACCCTACAAGCCCGCCCAGACCCTCATCATTCCCACACCAAACGGTCTTTCTGGGATCCCGGTATCATCCGGCGGAAACTACACAGATGCAGACGGACAGCAGTGGGTATGCGACGAGGTTGATTTTAAAAAAGGAGTGTATGTGCAGAGGGTCGCAACAGAAACACCAAAAGCAAAGTGGAAAAATTTTGAAGAAACCGCTGATGTTCCAAACAGATATTGTATTTCTGGAGCCCTTGTAAATAGATATAGGGATGGTTCGACTAAGTGTTTAATCTCACATGGTATTTATGCAAATTGGGGAATTGCTCCCGGATGGGCATTAAATTCAACAACTTTTTATTATCATCCCAAAGAAGATGTTACAAAAGAAGAGGCTAAAGAACAGATTCTTGGTTTTATAAACTCAGCCAATCCATTGACGTTTTTAGGGCAGCTTGAAACACCGATCGAAAAACCTCTTACCACAGAGCAGCTTGCCACTTATAAAGCCCTGCGAACCTACAGCCCAACAACGACCGTGGCAAACGATGCGGAAGCGGGGATGAGCGTGGGATACGCAAAGATGAAATAAGGGTACGCCATAAAATGCGGGAGGTGGTAAAATGAACCTGGATACGAAAGTTGGGGACGTGGAGATTAAGCTCGATACGTCCCGCATAGACGATAATCTGCTGGAAGCCCAGAAGCTTTTGAATATGCAGGTAGTGGCGGACAGCGCCCCCTTCGTTCCATTCCGGCAGGGTGCACTAAGAAACAGTGTAAGATATCCAGACGGGGTATACGGCGGCATCGTTGAGTATGACACGCCATATGCTCATTATTTGTACAAGGGCGTTGTGTACGGTCCGAATATCCCGCTTAAAGACGCAGAGGGGAACATCATAGGGTGGACATCCCCTCCCAGCAAAAGCCCGACGCAGAGACGGATTAAATATCACGAGCCGGGAACAACGTCTGAATGGTTCGAGGAAGCCAAAAGGCGGCATAAAGACGACTGGCTGAATCTTGTGAGAAAAACGGTGGGGAAAGAGTGATGCTGAGACCAGAGTATTTTGAAGGGAAAGCTGACCGGATATTAGAACTCTATGAACGGCTGGAAAACTTTATCCTGCGGGATATCGCCAGAAGGATTTTAAAATCCGGGAAAATCACAGCCACGGCGGACAGGTTGCTGTACAGGCTGGAGCAGTTGGGGGAAAGCCGGGATGAGATACAGCGGCGTATCATGGAACTGACAGACCTGAGCGAAAAAGAACTGCGGAAGCTCCTGCGTGGTGCCGTGCTGACATCGTGGGAAGATGATGCGGTTACACTGTCAGAAATGGGTATCGCGGCGCAGTCTACGCTTGAAAATGCACGATATATGGCTGTTATTGAAGCAGAGTACATAAAAAGCCGGGCGGAGTTGAAAAACCTCACAAGGACGACGCTGGAGCAAAGCCAGAAAGACCTTGTGGCGCTGCTCGACGAAGCCGATGTAAGAGTGGCAAGCGGAGTGCAAAGCTATCCCGCAGCCATAGCGGATGTGCTGGATGCGTATGCAGGACGCGGCGTTATGGTGGATTACCCGACAGGGACGCGAAGGACGCTGGAATCGGCAGTACGATGCTGTGTAGTAACGTCAATGAACCAGACGGCGGCGCAGCTGACAAATAGGTATATCGTGGACAGCGGAACAGAGTATGTGTTGACCTCGGCGCACCTCGGGGCAAGAGTAAGGCGCGACGGGCAGCCCTTGCTTGCGGGTCATGACGAATGGCAGGGCCGTGTATTTAAAATTGACGGAAGCGAGCCTGGATATCCGAACCTGCTGGAATCGACGGGGTATGATATTGATCTGACCACGGGAGAGGGCAGGGTTATGGATATGAGAGGGCTGCATGGCTATAACTGTCGTCACGGTCATATGTTGTTTGACAAGCGGATGAAGAATCCGTGGAGGGACGCAGAAGGGAATCTGCTGGATGGAAGCGGAAATAAAATTACCGATGCTGAGAATCTAAAACGGTATGAGGACAGCCAGAAGCAGCGAGCTATGGAGCGCGGAATCCGAAAGACGAAACGACAGTTGATAGTAAAACAGGAAGAGCTTGCATGGGCGTCCGGCGCGGAACGGGAAAAGCTCCAGCAGGAATATGATAAGCTGGCTTACCGATTGCAGGGACAGAACAGGGCTTATAACCAGTATTGCGAAGAACATGGATTACAGCCGCAGTATGATCGGAATGCATTAGCGGGATTTGGATACCCGCAGCAAAAGGCAGCAAATAAAGGGGCAAAAAGACATGCGGAGAAAGAAGGGACTGGGAAATGAGTCATTGGGCAAAATTCAATCCAAATCCACGCTCTCAGCGCGTCGGGGATTGCGTCATAAGGGCGATATGCAAGGCTATGTCTATTGATTGGGAAACCGCCTTTTCCGGCGTCATGGTAAAGGCTTGTCAGTTTTCGGATATGCCGTCTGCAAATGTTGTCTGGGGCGCGTATCTGCGCGAGAACGGATTCCGCCGGTATATCGTAGACGACCACGGACAGCATGTTTACACGGTAGATGATTTTTGCCGAGACCATCCAGCAGGGACGTATGTGCTCGGGATAGACGGCCATGTGGTGTGCGTCAAAGATGGACATTACTGGGACACATGGGACAGCGGTCAGGAGATACCGATATACTACTGGGAGAAATAAGGAGATAGGCACTATGGAAACGATACAGGCTATTCTTGCTGTGTGCGGCGGCATTTCGGTTATAGGGGGCGCTGTGGCTGTGATACATAAATGGATATCCCCCGCGATTAAGCTCACCACGCGGGTAAAAGTCCTTGAAGAGCATGACAAGCGAGACTTTGAAACGATGCATGAGATTAGGGAGCGGGACAGCCTAATCATGGAGACATTGGTAACGATGCTTAACAGCCAGATATCAGGGAACAATGTTGAGCAGTTAAAAGAAACGAGGGGAAAGCTTATATCTTATCTGGCGCGGACGCAATAAGGGGAGTAATCTTGAAGGTATACGATTTTACAGTGTTTGAATTGGATTTTTTTCGCAAATACTGCAATTTTACACCTGAGGAACGGCGGCTTTTTGAATTACGGGCGCAGAATATTCCGCTGGAAAGATGTGCGGAGATGATGAACGTGAGTGTGTCCACCGTGAAAAGAATGAGCCAGCGAATAAACAAAAAGATAATACGGGTATGTTGATTTGATACTTTTGTAAGCCTTTGATGGACTGTCAGAGGCTTATTTTTTATGCCATAATTTAGCTATAGAAAGTCATTGAATTAGTCATAGGAGGCGCAGGCATGGCATTACCATATCAAGGATACGGCTATAACCCGTATCAGTATGGACAAGTAAATCCGCTACAGCCGCAGATGGACAGGCTGGCGCAGATGCAGGCTCAGTATCAGCAGCCACAGCAGATGCAGCAGGTAAATCAGGGGATCCTGTGGGTGCAGGGCGAGGCTGGAGCTAAATCTTATCTTGTCGCTCCAAATACAAGCGTCCTTTTGATGGACTCCGAAAACTCTAATTTTTATATAAAGACTACCGATGCCGCCGGGATGCCGACGCTCCGCACCTTTGCTTACAAAGAGGTCACGGTGGGCGCGAAAGAGCCACAGAAACAGGCGGAAGTGAACTTAGACGATAAATACGTTACTCGGAAAGAATACGACGATTTGAGAAGCAAATATGAAGAATTATATAGTTATCTCGAAACGGCAACAAAGCCGGAAGGAGGCAGACATGGCGAATCCCTTGTTTGAGGCCCTGAATGGTAATAGAATGGCCGGAATGCTGGAACAGTTCCAACAATTCCGGAAAGAGATGGAGGGCAGGAATCCGAATGAAGAGATTAACAGGCTGTTGCAGTCTGGCAAAATAAACCAGCAACAGTTAAATCAAGCCCAGCAGATGGCGCAGCAGATGCAGGGTATGTTTAAAGGCTTTTTTAAATAGTACACAACCGGGTGCACACGGTTTTGTAAATACATTATCGAAGGAGATAATTACTATGACAGACGGTTTAACCGCTTCTGATGTTGCCGTATTAACCGGCGGCACAGGAAAAAATGACGGCTTCGGCGGAGATTGGGGTGCATGGATTATCCTTTTCCTGATTTTCGGTATGTTTGGCTGGGGCGGCTTCGGCGGCTGGGGCGGAAATGGTGGAGGAGCAAATTCTCCTGCATTTCAGGGTTATGCAACCCGTGCCGATATCGACGCAGCGCTTTCCACGCAGGGAATCGAAAACGGGATCCAGAACCTTTCCGGCCAGCTTTGCAACGGCTTTGCTGGCGTAAACGCCAACCTGTCGAACCTGGGCTATCAGACGCAGCAGTGCTGCTGCAATGTCCGCGAGGCCATTGCTGGCGTAAACTACAACATGGCAGCCCAGACAAACATCCTCCAGAATACCGTAAACAACGGATTCCGCGATGTAATTGACGCGCAGAACGCCGGAACACAGCGCATCATCGACCTGTTTACGCAGGACAAGATACAGTCTCTGCAGACCGAGTTACAGTCCGCACAGCTCCAGCTGTCTAACAACGCACAGACAAACAGCATCTTAAATGCTTTGAGACCTACACCCGTTCCGTCTTATCCGGTAATGTCCCCGTACACATCCATCGTAAACCCGACAGGCTTTAGCTTTGGCACCGGATGTGGCTACGGAGGCAACACGGGATGCGGATGTTAAAACTTCAGACGGAGTATCTTCGTGGCATTATTTTGCCATGATGTTCGGCTGATGCCGTTATTCACAAAAAGGGGCAGGCTGAGAACGTCTGCCCCTTTTGAAATGAAGGGAGAATAAAATGATTGAGTTAGTAAACACAACGCCGGTCACGGTCCCAGTAGGGCAGTCCATCCCGTTTTCGGCAGTGGCAACAAAGGGCGGATGCGCAGAAAGACACAGGGCTGGAAGCGCGCAGATAACGCTTGTAAAGCCCGGTAGATATCTGATCACATTTTCCGGGAACGTCGCAGTACCGACTGGGGAAACGGTAGGAGAAGTGGCGCTGGGAATTGCCAGAGATGGGGAAATCCTCGGCGGCACGGTGATGCGTGCCACCCCTGCGGCAGTAGAGCAGTATTTTAACACATCGTCCCAGACATACGTCGATGTGTTCTGTGGATGCTGTGAAAACGTTTCCATCAAAAACGCAGGGACAATTCCTGTGTTAGTAGACAACCCGAATATAACAGCTGTTCGGGTTTGCGGTTAAGGAGGGCAGACCATGAGCTATAAATTGATGCAAAATATCCGTGAAGAACTGGATAAAATCGCAGAAAAAGGTCTGAATACCGGAAACCTTGAAACTGCATACAAGCTTATCGACATGCTGAAAGACATGGAAAATGTGGAATACTGGAAGTGCAAAGAGGGCTATTATAACGCCGTTCTCGACGAAATGGAAGGCGGTTATAGCCAGAATGGAGAGTACAGCGAGAGGCGGAAACGCGACAGCCGTGGGAGATACAGCAGGGATGATGGAATGAGCATGACGGCCTATGACGATGGATCCTCCTATGCGCGACGTGGGGAGCACTATGTAAAGGGTCACTATAGCCGTGGAAACGGAAACAATGACCCTTATGATGATTACATGGAAAACAAGCAGTCTTATCGCAACGGCAAGTCTGAGGATTGCAAGCGGCGTATGCTGGCTGCTCTGGAAGAGCATATGGATGCACTGACGGAAGAGCTGGGAGATCTGTCAAAGGATGCAGACTGCCGAGAAGAGCGGGAGACTATTTCGCGGTACATCGAAAAATTACGAAAGATGATGTGAGTAAAGGCGGCGGGTAAACCTGCCGCTTTTGCTTTAAACATGGGTACGCCATAGTTTTTTTTATTTGGTAAAATGTATTAAAGGCTATGGAAAGGAATGATCGTCATGGATATCAAAAGGGTATACTGTCCTGTCTGTAATAATAAAACGCGGTCAGCATTCCGCAAGGATACGACAGCGCATAATCTTCCGGTGTTTTGCCCGAAATGTAAAACGACCAGCCTCGTGAATATTGAAAACGGAAAGGCAGAGCCTATCGTCCGTTAAGTGCCAGACGCCAGACGCAGAGCCAGTGATTTGTAAGGATTTCTTACAGATTGCTGGCTCTTTTTTGTATTTGTATTTCCTCCTTTACAGCACACAGCCTTGCGGGAAGGTTGAAAATGCGGTTCGACTCCGTCTGTGTGCAATCCTGTAAATCGTAATTGCAGGAAAATCCATCCCATCTTTCTTTGTTTTTGCCACCGTGCATGGAAGCAGCCGGGTTCAAGCCCCGGCGCACGGTATAGGTGCATTGTTTAGACAGCGCCGATCATTACGCTTTTCGCCCGGTTCGCTACCCCCGGGCGCTTTGTGGGATAGCTCAGGAGGTAGAGCAGCGGCCTTATAAGCCGTGTGTCATGGGTTCAATTCCCATTCCCACAACTACCCCGCCCGTGGTTTATCGGGCTTAATCCATACCGCTGACGGGCGGTTAATCAATCACGTTTAGGAGGATAAAGATGCAGAATATTGAAGCAATTTTGACAGAACTGGGGATTGAGGTCTCGGCAGACAAAAAGGAAAACCTTACGAAAAAGGTGGCGGAAAATTACGTCACAAAAGCTGAACATGAAAAGAAGCTGGGAAAGGTTGAGACTGACCGGGATACATGGAAAGAAAAAGCTGAGACGGCAGAAAGCACACTGAAAGGCTTCGAGGGCGTTGACCTTGAAACAATGCAGAGGGATTTGGCCGATTGGAAGAAAAAGGCAGAGGATGCCGAGAAAAACGCACAGGCGCAACTGTATGAGAGAGATTTTTCGGACGCTCTAAAGACGGAGTTTGAAGGGATTAAATTCTCAAGCGAAGCGGCTAAACGCGCAATTATGGCAGAAGTCAAGGAGGCCGGATTAAAGCTGAAAGACGGGAAAATCCTCGGACTGAATGACCTCATAACCCAGATGAAGGAAAAGGACGCTTCGGCATTTGTTGACGATGAGCAGCAGAAAGCACAGCAGAATCAGGCACGCTTTACACAGCCGACAAATAAGCAGGGGCAGGGCGGCGCGCTGACGAAAGACCAGATTATGAGCATCAAGGATGCTTCTGAGCGTCAGGCTGCAATTGCTGCGAACATGAGTTTATTTAATTAAAGCAGGAGGGCTAATATGCCAGCAAAAGCAAATTTGATTAAAACAGCGGATGTCCAGGTAACCGCAAGAGAGCTGGATTTTGTAACCAGATTCGAGCGCAACTGGCAGCATCTGCGGAACATCTTGGGGATCATGCGCCCCATAAAGAAGCAGCCCGGCGCAATGCTGAAAAGTAAATATGCGGAGGGGACGCTCGAGGATGGTGCAGTAGGCGAAGGCGAGGATATCCCGTATAGCAAATTTACCGTAAAGGAAAAGAAGTATCAGGAAATGACCATCGAGAAGTACGCGAAGGCCGTTTCGATTGAAGCAATCAAAGACCACGGTTATGACAACGCTGTCCAGATGACTGACGACGAGTTCCTCTATCAGATTCAGGCGGGCGTGACAAAGAAGTTTTACGACTATCTGAAAACCGGAATGCTCACGTCCGAGGAAACAACCTTCCAGATGGCACTTGCGATGGCAAAGGGCAAGGTTGAGAACAAGTTTAAGCAGATGCACCGGAACATCACCGGGGTTGTCGGTTTTGTGAACATCCTTGACGTGTACAAGTATATCGGAGCAGCGAACATCACCATCCAGAATCAGTTCGGCTTCCAGTACCTGAAGGATTTTATGGGGTTCAATACAATTTTCCTCCTTTCTGACAGCGAGATCCCGGCTGATACGGTAATCGCTACACCGGTGGAAAACATCGTGATGTATTACATCGACCCCAACGACAGCGACTTCGCGAAGGCAGGACTTGTGTACACGACCAGCGGAGAAACGAATCTGATCGGTTTCCACACACAGGGCAACTACAACACCGCCGTGTCTGAGGCGTTTGCGATCACCGGCCTTGTGCTGTTTGCGGAATACCTGGATGGTATCGCGAAAATCACCGTAAATGCGGGGGGTTGATGGCCGCCAGTACACCCCTGAATACTGACGGCGAACCGCTTTCCGGGGAAACAAGACGGAAGAGTAGGAGATAAGGAGGCCGACGGGATGGCATACACGACATTTACATTTTATGAACAGATCTACCACGGGAATGTCGTCCCGGCGGAGGACTTTGATCGTATCGCAGACCGCGCCAGTGACTTTCTGGACGTGATAACCTTTGACCGATTGGCTGACGGCTTACCGTCTGATGAAAGGGCGGCGACAAAGGTACAGAAGGCCGTGTGTGCGGTCTGTGATAAGTTATATCAACTGGAGCTGGCAGATAAACAGGCGCTATCTGCCGCTGCCGGGGGGACATCTTCCGGCGGGGCTGGCGGTGTTACTTCGGGAGTAATTACTTCCAAGTCTGCCGGTTCTGAATCAATTTCCTACGCTTCCCCGTCCGAAATGGCAAACGGCGCAAAGGCATGGAGCGCGGTCTACCAGGCGGCCGGGGATGCACAGGAGACAAACAAGCTTCTGGCAGATGCGGCAATGCTTTATCTGGCAGGAGTGAAAAATGATGATGGCGTACCGTTGTTGTACGCAGGAACGAGGTAGATATGGAGATGTTGTTTACAAATATGACCGGAATTTTGGCGGTTATCGGCGCATTAGCGTTTATCGTGTCGGTCATCACACAGGTATTTAAGGGTGTAGGCGTGCTTGCCAAAATCCCTACGGATATCCTTGTGCTTGTCCTGTCCATCGGGATTACAGTGACCGCGTTTGTAGCATATATGCAGTACATCCAGCAGACTATTATTTGGTACATGATTCTGGCGGCAATTCTGGCGGGATTTTTAGTTGCTTTCGTGGCGATGTACGGCTGGGAGAAGTTTGCAGAATTATGGAGCAGATTCAAGAAAGGCGAGTAGGCATGGGCTTTTTTACGGTTCCGTGCCAGAGGAATGCATGGAAAATTGCGTGAGAATCCTGGCGTTTACGGATAAATTTAACGAAGCTCTTTGTGAAATGAGGGATACCGATGAATGATGCGATAGTGACAATATTCAATTTTTACGAATCCAGCACTGCCGCCATCTGGTATCCCCATGTGCTTTCCGGCGTGCATCTTGAGACTGATCGGGGGCAGATCATGAAACTGTACGGGACAGACAGCACAGATAACGCACAGTTACATATCCCGTTCGGGGTTAAGAACGGGAGAAAAATTATTGTTGATACCGTCGGAAAAGAATTGCCGTGGCTTCCGCCGAAGGAATGGAACAGACAGGTAAATGATCTGTTGCCAGACAGCATTACATTTAATCCGTCTACAGACTTTTTCATGGTAGGAGCATGGGACGGTGCCGTACTCGTGAACGATGCAGATTATACAGACAGGCGATATGAAGGGTTTTATGCGTTTATGAATGCCGAAAAAGATTTTGTTTACCTGATATCGTCAGTGGGAGGACCGTATACGGTAATCCCGCATTTTGAAATCTTAGGGAAGTAGGTGGTGAAGGTGGCTGAACCTATCGGGAATGATGCTACCGGCTATGATGTTTTGACGGCGGCAATGAAGTCGCTGCTTAACCATTTTCCGGGGCTGTATCCGGATGAAGTAATTAAATTCGAAGAGCTCGGGTCTGAGGATGGCATTGCGTTTTCCAATGATTCCGGGGCGCTGGTGTATACAGAAAAAGAAGATATACTCGGGCGGATATATCAGGAATGCCGGTATCCCTGCTTTGTAGTATACCGTTCGACCACGGGAGCAAGGGAACGACAGAAAATCACTATTCTGGAATTTCTGGACACGCTGGGGCGCTGGCTTTGCCACGAACCTTCCGGGATTGAAGGGAAAGAGTACGAAAAAGCGGTATACCCGGATTTGACCGCAGGGCGGAAAATTGAGCGGGTAACACGTGGGAACGCATATGGAACACAGCCGCAGGAGAATGGCGTGCAGGACTGGGTTCTACCGGTTACGGTTTATTATAAAAATGTTATCGAACCTGAATTTTAAGAAAGGAAGAAAACGATGAAAAGACATTTGTTGAGACATTTCGTTGATGTAAAAATGGACACGTCCGATGAGGGGTCAGCGGCAGACTACCGGCTTCTGGGAACGGGCATTACATCTTTGACAGAGGAGATGAACCCGGAGACTGAAACAGTGCAGTACATCAATCAGGAAAACGGATCTACTGACCTTAAATCTTATACGCCGTCCATCGAAGTTGAAAGACAGAACGTAGACGAAGAGGACACGGAGCTCACGGACTGGTTTAACAAGATGATCGACACACTGCCCGTCGGAGCTGACGCCATCACATCCTATGTCCGCGTGAGAGTTTCCGGCGCTGGACCCTCATATCCGGCAGTCCGCCGCCGTTGCGTTGTGAGTGTAGGTGGCACGGGCGGCGATGCAGGGTCAAACGTGACAGATACACTGACTCTGGGCGGCAGAGGTGACGGAGAAGCTGGAACGTTTAACGTAACCACAAGAAAATTCACGGCGACGCCCGCGTCTGACAGGGCTTTAACGGAATAAGGAGGACAAGATGGGAGCAGCAAGTTTACGAGTAGACAGTGGCGTCAAACGCATTGAGGTCAACGACAACGGCGATTATATTGCGGTCAACATCTCTGACAACAGTTTTTTTAAGCGTTTTGACGATTTTGTGGCATGGCTGAATGCAAAAAACGAGGAAGCCGATAGGATTGCTAATGATTCTTCCGGTGATTTCACGGGACGCTTCGGAGCGTATGACGCTTTATGCAAAGAGGCCTGCGCTGAGTTGGATTCTCTGTTTGGGAGCGGGTGTTGCAAAAAGGTGTTCCCTGACGTGGAATCCCCGGGAATGGAGCTTATCGCGGACTTTTTAGACCAGATCATACCGATTCTTCAGGGCTTCGCCACTGAACGAAATCAGAAAATCACAAGCAAATACAGCCCGAACAGGAAAGGGGCGCGAAGCAATTAAATGTGGAATGTGCTGCTTGATAAATTCCCAACAGAATATGAGGGTTTCCGCATAGACGAAGCCTTCCAGACAGGGATCCAGATTTCACAGGCTTTGCAAGATCCGGACCTGTCAGACGATGAAAGGTTGGCTGTAGCGCTGGGGCTGCTGTATCCGTCAGAGGATGGGGACGGCAGCCCTTCTTCTTTACCCGATTTAAAAACTGCCGTGGATGGCCTTAGGTGGTTTCTGAGCGGGTGGTATACCGACAACCGCCCGAAGGATGAGGACAAAGTTCCGGTAACAGATTTTGACATAGACCAGTGGCGCATCTATTCAGCATTTCTGGAGAAGTACGGAATCGACCTGAACCGGTCTGACATGCACTACTGGGCGTTCATGGGACTGCTGTCCACGCTCGGTGAATGCGCATACACGAACGTCATAGCCATCCGGCAGCAGAAAATAGACCCTAAGATGGACACGCGTGCAAAACAGGCATTGCAGGAGCAGAAACAAATATTTGCAATAGAGCGGGAAGAGGAACTGACAGAAGAGGAACAGGAAGACGTTGACGCTTTTATGAAATGGATCAAGGTAGGAGGCTGATATGCCGAAATATGACGGTTCGATACGGATAAACACAAAAATTGAAACAAAAGATTTAAACAGCCAGATGATGCGCGTGTCTAATGCCATAAAAAAAGACAGCGCGGCTTTAGATTCTCTCAATCGCAAAATGGAAGAATTTTCGCAAAAGAAAATCCCGACAGAAAAATTTGCAGAATTACAAAGAGAGTTAGAAAAGGCAGAATCCGAGTATTCAAAACTGCAGGCCCGTATGTCACAAAAGGGGGCGGCAACGTCTGAGTATAAAGCTTTACAGAAAGACCTCGTTGCGGCGCAAGGAGAGCTGTCTAAGCTTGTAGCACGTCAGACAGACTGGGAAAACATGGGGGTACCTCAAACCGGCGGCGCATGGGACGCACTAAATGAACAGGTTGCAGCTGCATCCGACCGTGTGGATGATCTGAAAGAAAAGCTTCAGCAGATGGAGAACAGTGGAAAGGCGTATACCCCGAAGGTGGACAAGGCTCAACTGGATGAAGCGGCTCAAAAAGTAGATGAAATCAAGGCAAAAATAAACGCGGAGAAAGCATCCGGCGCTGCGTTTGTATCCCCGAAAGACACGGAAGAGTTTCAAAAAATGTCTGCAAAAGCGTCTCAGCTTGCCGGAAACATAGATGTTTCAAAGCGCAGGATGGCAGAACTTAACGCGAAGCAGAAGCCCATCAAAAAAGAATTCGATCGGATGAAGCGTTCTGCCGATAAAGCATTTAAAACAGCTTCGTCCGGCGCGAAAAAAAGCGCGGGGATGTTCAGCACATTTGCGTCAAGGTTGAAAGGTATCGCGTTATCGCTTTTGGTATTTAACTGGATAACAAAAGCATTTAATGCGATGGTGTCCGGAATGCAAAAGGGGTTTTCAAACCTTGCAAAGTATTCTGCTCCGTTGGCAAATTCATTTCAGTCTCTAAAAAATTCACTGGCTACACTTGGGAATGCGTTTGCTGCTGCCTTTGCGCCAATTGTCCAGATGGTAATTCCATATCTCAATGCGCTTATAAACGGGATAGCGCGGGCGATAACATATGTGGCGCAGTTTATTGCCATCCTTGGCGGGAAAAGCACTTTCATCCGAGCGAAAAAGATACAGGATTCCTATAACGATTCCCTGAATGGAACAGCAGCGGCGGCAAAAAAGGCAGCCGGAGCTTTGGCAAAGTTTGATGACCTGGATGTGTTGCAAAAGCAGGATGATTCCGGCGGCGGTGGAGGCGGAACGCAGCCGAAAGACATGTTCGAGGAAGTCCCTGTTGATGCAGGAGTGAAGTCTTGGCTTGATGGGATTTTGGAGAATCTGAAACCTATTCTTGACTATGTAAAAGAGTTAAAAGATGCTTTTGCGGAAGGCTTCTGGGATGGCTTGGGTGATTTTGAATACCGCTTAGATATTATCAAAAATGGGCTTCAGCAAATCCGTGATGCATGGATAGAGATATGGTCAGATCCTGCGGTTGTGGGGGCTGCTGACAACTTCCTTAAAACCTTTATGTATATGTTGGGTTCCTTTACCGGATCAATGGCGAGTATAGGGCTTACTCTGGCGGCGGCTTTGATCGGCGGGATTGGGGATTATCTCGAAAACAATACCGACCGGATAAAAAAATTCCTGATATCCGCATTTAACGTGGGGGCAGATATAAACCTTCTTCTGGCTGATTTGTTCCAGAGTATAGCCCATGTATTTGAAGCATTTGCAAGCGAAAGCGGGATCCGCTTTGTATCGGCGCTGATAGGAAGCATTGCGGATGCAGCTATGGGGCTGACTGAACTTGCGCTTAAACTGGGGCGGGACTTTTTACAAATGCTTATTGTACCGTTTACAGAAAATGCTGACGGGTTCAAGACTGCACTGGAGGGGTTATTAGGTGGCGCAGCTACCGTGCTGGAAGGATTTAAGACGGCTGTAGATAAAGCGTTTGATAGCCTGAATGCAATGTACGACGCTCATATAAAGCCATTATTTGATAGTTTAACGAGCGGGCTTTCAGAGGTTATCAACCATTTTTTAACCGCATGGAATACACACATTCAGCCAGTTATCGACAGAATCGGGACTAGAATATCAGAGCTTCTTACGCAGTCTTTTCTGCCGGCTTGGGAAGCTATAATAAGAGGAGTTGGGTTGGTTGCGGATATTTTAAAATCTTTTTGGGAGAGTATTTTGCAACCGATTGTTGACTGGATTATGACCTACGCAGTGCCATTCTTGGTGCAAGGATTAGGGGTGCTGTTAGAGTTTATTATACTTGGAATTAAGACGATTGTTGACGGTTTTACAACCTTTATGACGTTTATAAACGATTGTTTAGAATTTTGGAAAGAGGCGTGGGCGGTTGCTTGGGATACGTTCAAAGATTTCTGGAATAAGATAAACAGTATTATTGACATCATGAAAACTGTATTTCGTCTGTTTGTAAAAGTTGTTAAGCAGCTGATTGATGGAGACTGGAAGGGCGCATGGAATACCGCGCAGGAAATCTTCACGATCTTTAAAACCAAAATCGAAGGCGTCGTGGATTCTATAAAGGCGTTTTTGTCCGGCTTCTTTACATGGGTTAGCGACATGATTGCTGGTGTTATAGAGGGAATTAAGAATATCGGCAGCGGGATCAAAAACGCATTTACTGGTGGAGGATCAGCGCATACGCGAACAACTCCCGTGCAGCCGTATGACATAAACGGAAGCTTTGCATCTCGCACCCTGCGGGATATCCCGGCGCTTGCATCCGGCTCGGTAATCCGTGGCGGCAACCCGTTCCTGGCGATTCTGGGCGACCAGCGGGCAGGGCAGACCAACATCGAAGCGCCGATAGGCACAATCAAACAAGCTGTATCGGAGGTAATGGCAGAGAGCGGCGGCGGATTTAGAACGGCAAGGATCGTCTTGCAGGTAAACGGGACAGATTTGGCGCAAGCTACACTACAGGATTTCTTGTCAGAAGCAAATAGGCAAGGATACAATCTGGAGGTGATCGGAGGATGATTTTCACACGCGGCATATACATAGATGGGGAGTTTTTTAACATCCCCATCGTGTCCATAAAAAGAAACGCGGATTTCCTCGACAAATTCGCCGAAAGAGTTGAAACGGGAGAACTCCAGCGTGAACTGATAGGCGTTTACTTTAATTACACAATGTCGGTCGGGAAGAGCAGCGCGTTCCCGGATGGCGTATATAAACGTTTCTGGGATAAGGTTACAGAGCCCGTCCCATTCCATGTTATTTCGCTGCCGTCAGATCCTGGTTATTACGAATACACTGCTTATATATCCAGCGTCTCGGATGAATACGAAAAGATAACACAGGACAGCGCTGCTTATAAAGGGTTTACCTGCAAGTTTACGGCGAAAGAACCGGCAAGGAGACCATGATGAAAACAGAATTTTATGTCGAATACAATCTGTATGACACGACTGCTCTGCCTGATGCAAAAGAAAGCACAGAGAGCAATGCTGCTTTTGGGGATATGGGGCTGTTTAAGTCAAAAGGCAGCCCACCAAAATACGCTACACTGGAACATAATTTTTTCGTGTTGGATGGGAGTCTTAGCGAAATGCCAGACACGCCGACGGACATCCCATTTTTTTCGGATGTGCAAGCGGGCGCAGATGGAATTTTCACAAAACAGCCTGTAATCAGAATAGATTTTACCGAAAATCATACCTCTATCGGGCTGACTTTTCATTTTTCAGAAGCATTTCCTCTGGAAATGGAAGTGACGTGGTACGACCTTGGCGGTACATATAAATCGCAAAAACGTTTCTTCCCGGACAAACTGAATTATTTTGCCGAAAACCAGGTGGAGGAATACGGACGAATTGAGATCCGATTTGTACGTGCCCTACCGTGGCACAATGTAAAGTTAAACTATCTCGAGTATGGCACAACGTTTATCTGGGGGCCGGATGTTATAAAAAGCGCGAAGCTTGTAAATGACACAGACCCTATCAGTAATCAGGTCAAGACGGACAAGCTTACGTTTGACTTTGTTGACCCTGATGATGATTTTAATATTGGCAAAATCGACGGGTTGCACAAAACATTGCAGAAAAAGCAGAGAATGTTACCCTATGAAATCGTTGACGGCGTGAAGATGCCGCTGGGCGTGTTTTTCATGGAATCTAACAGTACCGCAAAAAACGTCACACAAATATCGGCGATTGACTACAAAGGGATGCTTGCTAATGTGGATTTTAAAGACGGGCGGATATACGACGGAGAAACGGCGGGAAGTGTGATCGAAGAGATTATGACAGCGGCAGGGATTGAAGATTATACAGTAGAGGAAGAGGTGGCGAAAACGCCCCTGTATGGCACGCTTAAAATCCAGACCTGTCAAAAAGCTCTGCGTGAGGTATTGTTCGCTTGCGCTGCGATTATGAACACATCCCGCCGGTCTGGAATCGAAATACGAAAATCGACCAGAAAAATATCGACAACGATTCCGCGCAGCCGGAAATTTTCCACGACGTTAAAGGCAGATCCTTATGTGTCAGACGTAAGCGTAAAATATAAAACGTGGGTGTTGGACGCGGCGGAAAGCGAGATTACGAAAGGCACATACGATCCTGGGATACATACAATTCAGCTCACAAGCCCGGCAGCGAACATGAGCGCATCTGCTGGAAGGATTGTTAAACAAATGCCGTACTATGTTGTGCTGGAAATCGCTGGAAACTCCCGTGCAGAGGTCACGATCACGGGGCACAAATATGTTAATACAGAGCTGGCTACACTGTCCAGAATCGAGCATATAAAGTCCGGTGAAGTGCGGAACACGAAAACATTTTCCGGAACACTTTTGAATTACGAAAGCGCCCAAAAGGTCGCCGACAATATCCTTGATTATTACCAACTCCAGCAGATTATTCAGACACGCCATTTGTCCGCTGAGGAAAAAGCGGGGGACTGGGCGGAAGTTGAAAATACGTTGCAGGCTCACGGCAATTTTGTCGCCTGTATAGAATCCCTCAGCATTGACCTCACGGGTGGATTTGTGGGTACGGCAAAGTACAGAGGATATTATAAAATAACATCAGAAGAGTATTATTCCGGCGAGCTGTATGCTGATGAGGAGGTAGGGCTTACATGATTGCAGGAGGAAACAATTTATTGCCTCTATTTGATATTTCAGATAATCGAGCTGGAGCCAAAATTACGCGGAAAGACCCTGCGACGGGAACCATAGTTGTTGATTTTAAAAACGCAAAAGCAAATGTGGGAGTTTATACAAAATGGCTTGACCTTTCGGATGGTGAATATTTTTTTTCCGGGATTGATGCAGAAATGTCTGATAAAGTAAACGGGCTTGTGCAGCGCGCGGACAAATCAACCCATGCATGGAACAAAAATTATAGAATCGGAACGGCGTTTGACGTTGATTCTGGTAAATATGTCTACCGATTTGCGGTCCAAAATAATACGGGGGCTGTATTAACAAAACAGGTCGTTTTTCATAATCTCATGATTAATCGCGGCACATCTCCGCTCCCTTTTGAGCCTTACTATCCGCTATGCGTCTATGACCGTACGCAGAAAGATGTCGAGCGGGCGGTGGAATTAAATTATAAATACCTTGAGCAGACGATTACCGACGCGGAAAAGGCGGAATGGGCGGCTGGAATGAAAGGCGCATTAAATATATCGGATATCAACAGAATTGAAGAAAACACAGCCCTTCTCGCTGCTTTTTTTGCTGTGACAGTCAATACAAAAAAGTGGACAACGGGGGATATCCCACGAGAAAGCGATTATCAGAGGATACGGGATAATGTGCAAGCAGTTAGGCGTTCGTGGAATGTTCTTGGGGGTACTCCGGCGACGCCTACACAGCCGCTTAACACTTACCAAAAATGGAATGATATAGAGCAGATATTAAACGATTTGCTTGCAACATACAACCGAACGATGAATGCATATTATTATATCGGCGACGAGTTGTACGCCGGGGAAGGAATAGGGATTTTATAATGGCAGAGACATGGTTTACGCCAAAAGAATGGAAAGCCCGCCTTGTGGAATTTGCAGGACGGCGGCTTCTGAGAAACGTTGCAAACGGACAATCAGCAACGTATGACGTGTCCCGCAGTGAGGGGCTGGTATCGCAGGAGGGCGATGCGTTTAACACCAAAAACATGAACGACCTCGAACAGCGAATCGCAGACGGATTTGCGAATGCAAAAACAAATATTGATGAACTAAATATGGATTTGAATGCCATTAACGACAATGGCGCTATTAAAGGCATAGACGCCAGGGAGGACGGAGTTTATATCACATACTCCACTGGTGCTGATACAGTAACAAAAAAATTGGGTAGATCCGGAACTATCGCGGGGGTTGGCGGGTATTGGATGGACCCTCCCGCCGGGGAATATAAGGAGTGGACTACCGGATGCGTTAGATGGGATGGGGATAATCTTCTGGTAACCGTAGAGGATGATTATGCGCAAGGGCATCTGACTGTTGGAGCTAAAGTTGGCAGTAAGAGCAGACCCAGCCAATGGGGTGATAAAACGGGCGGATTAATTACATTAAAATATTAACTTTTGCAATTTTTAGCAAAAATCTAAAACACTAACAGAAAAGAGGTAAAAGCATGAAAAAAATCGTGTTTAAATCTGGCAAAGAACTGGAGATTGATGGAATTACCCAAAGCGGGAAATTCTTGCAAATCTCTATAAAAAGCAGCGATGTAAAAAGCATCATCGACACGTTTTCCAATTCTGAAAACACGGCTGTGATGCGATATTATGTTGGGACAGACCTGATATGCGGATATGCTGGGTTCAAAAAATTCGTGAGTTTGGAATATACGCCTGACGTGATAGCATCCATCAATTACGAGCAGGAGGACGCAACCACAGAAAGCGGGTTTGTGGAATCCCATGTGGCTGTATGTACGGTGCATATGGAAAAAGCTGAAGAAGCAGGGCTGCCGGAGGGACTGACTGATAAAGTCGCAAAACTGGAAAACGATGTGTCCAGCATCACGTCCGGCATCAACGAAGTTAACGGAATCTTGGAGGGCGAATGATATGTTTACGGAAAAAGCGAAAGAAAATCTCCTGGCAATGCTAGAGCAGGCTAAATTCAGCGCTGTGGATAACACGGATGCACAGGCTTTGCGCGTCCCCTCTCTGTACCCCGAATGGGAAAAACTGGAAGAGGGTACGCATTTGGAAAAAGGGCAGCGCGTTAATTACAACAACGTGCTTTACAATGTCCTTAGTGCTCACGATAAACAGACACAGTGGACGCCGGAGGCGGCGCCTTCCCTGTTTGCAAAGGTACTCATCCCAGATCCTGGTGTTATCCCGGACTGGGAGCAGCCGTCTAGCACAAACGGATATAAAAAAGGCGATAAGGTAAAACACAATAGTAAGGTATGGGAATCGCTTGTTGATAACAATGTATGGGAGCCTGGAGCTGTAGGAACAGATAGTGTATGGAAAGAAGTACAGGAAGGATAAGGTGATCCGATTATCTCCCGCGCAGGGTTAAGCGTGATTCTTGGGCGGCTTCTGTCGCCCTGTGTTTTGTGGAGGATATATGATGTGGAAAGGGATAGACGTATCAGATAATCAGGGGGCGATAGACTGGGCACAGGTTGCAGCGTCAAAAGTTGCATTCGCAATCCTGCGCAGTGTGCGCCGATCAGGCAAAGAAGATCATCAGTTTGCTGCAAATCTGGATGGATGCCGGAAACATGGCATTCCGATGTCAGTTTATAAATATACCTACGCAGCCACGCCGGAAACGGCGCGTGGAGAAGCTCAGCAGGTCGTAGAATTATTACAGTCTCACGGGCTGACCGGAACAATGGTCTGGTGGGATGTAGAGGACAAAGATGTGTTGCATCCGTTGGGCATTAAAAAACTGACAAAGTGCATCAGAGCGGCACAGGAAGTCATCACAACGGCAGGGTACGGGTTTGGGCTATATATCGGGCTGTATGTTTATAAGGAGCGCTGGCTTGACTTTGACGCGTTTGCTGGGACACGGCTGTGGGTGGCTCGATACTACAAAGGTTATCGAACGATGCAGTTTGATGACGAGCCGGATCAGGAATACAAGCCCGATGTTGACGGAAACATATCTGGATGGCAGTACACGAGCTGTGGGGAGATTTCAGGTATCAAGGGGGATGTAGATCTTGATATCGCATATGATGATCCTGCGGAATGGACGCATCCTGCAGCGGAGCCGGGAGTGATTTACACAGTATCCGTAGCTGATGTATGGACACGCGAGCAGGCAGAGGTTATCCAGCAGCAGTTTGCGGCGATGGGAATAAATGGGATTGTCCATAAGGTTAAGATCTTGGAATAAAGACATAAGCTGAGAGGGCAAGCAAAGTCCTCCCAGCTTTTTGCTTTTACGGTCTGAAAGGGGTAACCCCTCCGAAATACCCGCTTTTTAACGTCCTTACGACAATTTATTAAATACATCTACTGCCACTTGCTGCATACCAGGAATTAAATGGCTATAAGTATCCATAGTTGTGCTAATTTTTGCATGTCCAAGTCTTTCTTGAACTATTTTGGGATGTACATTCGCTGCTAGCAAGATGGAAGCATGGGTATGTCTTAACGAATGAAAACTATGATAGGTTACATTTGCCGCCTTACACATCCTTTTAAATGTCTGATAAACTGATTGCCTACTAAGCATAGTTCCATCATTTTTACAAAATATAAATTCCCCATTATGTTTCATTGCTTTAAACATCTCCATAGTAATGTTATCTAAGTCAATTCTCCTTCGTGAATATTTGGTCTTTGGCTCACAAATTTCCGCATGTCCGTTTGAATAGCTAGATAATGTTCTTTTAACTGTCAAAAAATTTTGTTCAAAATTTATATCCTCCCATTTCAAAGCAAGTATTTCTCCGATTCTCATTCCTGTTCTATAAGCAAGATTAACTATATCTTTCTTCTGTTTTGAATACCCTCTCACGGACAATGTCTTTTCTATATCTTCTGCTTTAAATACTTTTAATTCTTTAACGCATTTATCTTTTGGAACTTTTATGTCTCGATATGGATTTTTTAAAATATACTCATTTTCCAATGCATATTTAAACGATTGTGACAATACCTTTGTTATGTTAATAACTGTTTCTTGCTTTAATCGCACAGATTGTTTTATAATTAAATCTTGCAGCATTTTTCTTGTTATTGCACTAATATCACAATCTCCAAGTTCTGGGCTTATTCTGTTTTTTATTGTAT